CAACAACTGTAATAGAGGACAGAGTAGGCTTTGCTCCAAGTTCAGAAAACAATGCTTTATCAATTAATATGGATTTTGTAGATAGAGTATTAGATACCCCACCAACACCTTAACATTTATGGCATGGCACTACAATGGAAAAGAAATTTCCGAAGTTTCCCAATTTCCTAAAAACACATTTGGTTTTGTTTATAAAATTGAACATAAAACATCAGGTAAATCTTACATAGGTAAAAAATTCCTATATCATAACCGTAAAGTTAAAGTAACTAAAAAAGATTTACTAATGTACGAGGGTGTCAAAGGTAGAAAACCATCACACAAACGTATAGTTAAAGAATCAGATTGGTTAACTTACTATGGTTCAAACAAAGTATTATTAGAATTATTTAAAAAGGATTCAATAGAAAGCTTCGAACGTTATATAATAAAATTAGCACCAAATAAAAAATTACTTACATACTACGAAACCCAATATCAATTCATGTATCAAGTGCTAGAAAAACCCGATATGTTTTTTAACGATAACATCCTTGGAAAGTTTTTCACAAAAGACTTTGATCCCCGATAGAGCATTCGTATATTGGTCCTACATGATAAATGAACTGTTAGTTAACTTAGTTAATTCGGTTTTAGTAGGTGGTAAAAGAACATCAAGAGGTAATCAATCTTATAATTGTCCCTTTTGTAATCACTCTAAACCAAAACTAGAAATTAATTTTACCGAAAACAAAGGAGGATACAACCCTTGGAATTGTTGGGTCTGTAATACTAAGGGTAAAACTATAAGTACTTTATTTAAAAAAATAAAAGCTCCCCCTGAAAAATTCACAGAACTATATAAATTAGTTAAGACTAAAGACGCAGTAGAAACAGTAGTTGAATCAAGTGACATTGAATTACCAAAAGATTTTAAAAGTATTATAGGAAGTACAAACCTCACTGCTAGAAAGGCATACAAGTATTTAAAGAAAAGGAATTTAACTAATGACGATATTTTAAAATACAACATAGGCTATTGTAATTATGGAAAGTATAGAGACATGGTTATAATCCCTTCATACAATGCTGATGGTAAATTAAATTACTTTATTTCACGCTCATTTATTGAAGATTCATTTATAAAATATAGAAATCCAGATTGTTCAAGGAATATAATACCCTTTGAATTATTTATAAACTTTGACTTACCTATAATCCTATGTGAAGGTGCTTTTGATGCTATTGCAATTAAAAGAAACGCTATACCTTTATTAGGTAAAAATATACAAACCAATCTACTTAAAAAAATAGTTAAATCCTCAGTTGAGAAAATTTACATAGCTTTAGATACAGATGCAATTAAACAAGCTTTAAAACATTGCGAATATTTAATTAATCAGGGTAAAGAAGTATACCTTGTTGAATTGGAAGGAAAAGATCCAAGTGAAATGGGATTTGAAAATTTCACTAAACTAATTCAAAACACTCTTCCATTAGATGAATATCAACTAATGGAAAAGAAAATTTCATTAATATGAAAGTTAAAAAAAAGTATAATAGGATATTACAAATATCTGATGATGCACAACAAATAACCTTACCAGATTCTAGATATTATAAAAGAAATGGTGAGTACTATCCATCAATAACTTATGTTTTAAGTTGTTACCCGAAGGGTAAATTTTTTCAAGATTGGCTTAAAAAGGTAGGATACTCGGCTGACTACATTGTTAGAAAAGCAGCAGATGAAGGAACACAAGTACATGAAATGTGTGAAGATTATTTAAATGGTAAAGAATTAAATTTCTTAGAAAATGGTATACCGATGTATGACCCAAATGTATGGCAAATGTTTTTGAGATTTGTAGACTTTTGGGAAGAATATAACCCAACATTACTAGAAGCTGAAGTCCATCTATTTTCAGATGAATTAAAAGTAGCAGGTACATGCGATTTAGTATGTGAGATAGATGGAGAATTATGGATCATAGATTTTAAAACCTCCAATCATTTACAAACTACATATGATTTACAAACTGCAGTTTATGCTAAATGTTATGAAGAATGTTTTGGGAAGAAAGTAGATAGATTAGGTGTTTTATGGTTAAAATCGTCTAAACGTGGTCCTAAAGAAGGTAAAATTCAAGGTAAAAATTGGGAAATGTACGAGTCAAAGCGCACCCAAGATGAAAACATAGACATATTTAAAACAGTTAAAAGACTATTTGATTTAGAAAACCCCAAACATTCACCTGTATTTACTGAATTTAGGACGCAAGTTAAGAAGAAAGCATAGTATTTATAACTATGATAAAGCTAACAGATTTACTACTAGAAATCCAGGGCAAACCCAAAGCTATAATCTTAGCAGGAGCCCCAGGAGCGGGTAAGGGATATATTTTAAAGGGTTTAGATTTAGGGGGTTTAAAGGTAATGAATATAGACAACATATTCATTGATAAACTAAAACAAGCAAACGTTACCTTAGATTTAAAAAATGCAACCCCTGAAGAACGAAGCGAACAAGCCAAACAAATGGCTGCTGCTAATAAGGAATTTAAGGGTAAAATTCAATCAACAATTGAAGGTAAACAATCATTTATATTAGATGGAACTGCTGCTTCATTTAACCAAACCTCTAAATTAAAAAACGAATTAGAAGAAGCAGGATACGATGTGTTTATGCTTTATGTCTATACAGATCTGGAACGTTCTTTAAGACAAAATCAAGATAGATACGAAAAATCAGGTGGTGAAGATAGAAGTTTAGCACCTGCAATTGTAATGCGTACTTGGAAAAGTGTAACTGATAACTTACCTAAATATGCTGACTTATTTGGAAATAATTTTGTAGCAGTTGCTAATACATTAGATGATAGAATGAAAGATATAGATAAAATAATCAATAAATATCTTAAACCATTTTCCCCTCAAGGTACTAAACCTAAAACCCCTGCTCAAATACAAAAATCTAAAGAAAAAAAGGCTAAAGACAAAGAAGAAATTCAAGCTATGTTAGATGATGAATTTGTGTACGATGTAATTGAATATACAATGTCTAAAGAAGAAGCACAAATGAGATTAGCAAAATTTCTTAAAAAATAAAGATGAACGAATTAACAAAGTTTTTAGTAGATAGTGTATTAAATGAATCTGTAGAACAAATCACAGCTTTATTTGGGGGAGGATTTAAACCTCCTACAAAGGGACATCTAGATGTAGTCTTAAATGGTTTGAAACAAAACCCTGAAATAAACAACCTAAAAATTATAGTGGGTGGGGGAGTTAGAGATAGTATAACCCAAGACCAATCAGCAAGAATATGGGAATTATACAGAGACATAGGATTTATCCCTGTTGAAACTGAAATCATAAAAGCAAGTCCATTTAATTATTATAAAAACTATTTAAGAGAAAACCCCGATAATAAAGTATATGTGTTTATTGGAACGAGAGAAGGCAGTGAAGACGACCAATTAGACCTAAAACAAAGATCAAATTTTACCAAAAAATATAGTGACAACGTTATTCCTTTAGAACTATCATCTTCAGGAGGAATTAGTGGAACTAAAGCAAGAGCTTTATTCAAATCCCACCCCGATGCTTTTAGAGAAATGCTTCCAAATTTAACAGACAATGATTTTAAAAAAGTATTAAGTATTTTAGATAAAAAAGAACCCCTAAATGAAGGCAGATACGATACTATTTCCAACAAAATATCCAGTGACATTTTTACATATTGGAAAGATAATCTTACAGATCGTGCAATTACATTTACAAATACTTACCAACACGAAGGTGAAGATATTGATGTTGAAGCTACACTAAAACAAACACCAGAAATTGAGTACTTAAATGTTGATGGGGGGGCGGATGATGAAACAGATTATATAGTAGTTAGTTTTGAAGTAAACCCATACGAATTACCTCAAGCTTTAAAGGATATATCATTTAATTTAAAAGATGTTATACGTCATGAAATCGAGCATTTAACTCATGGTGAAGGATTTATGTCAAAATCTGGTAAATACATGGAGAATGATGAAATGATAAGGAAGATGATTGACATGGAATTCCTACCTAAATCTTCATATTTTACATTAGAAAAAGAAGTAGATGCTAATCTACAAGGAATGTATTTTAGAGCTAAAAAAGAAAGACGCCCATTTAGGGATGTTATAGATGTATACTTAGATGCTCAAAAAATAACACCTGAAGAAAAAGAAAAAATTATAAACCTATGGTCTAAAAGAACTAGAGCATTAGGTTTACCTTCAATTGAAGATGAAGAGCTTTTAAACGAAATTGATTTAAAAAAACACTTGAATAAAGCAAAAAGTGGATTTAAAAAATTCATTGGAGCTTTAAAACAAGAAGGTAAAGAAACTAAAGAAGCATTTAAATTATTAATTCAATCCGTAAAGGGAGAAAAACAATTATCTAAAGAAGAGAAAAAAGAAATAGGTAATCAATTAAAAGATGTGTTCAAAACAGTTGGGTATCTTGGCTTATTTGCTTTACCTGGTGGTTCAATATTTTCAATATTATTTAATTTACTTAAGTTAAACAAATATGTTTTACCTTCTGCTTTCCAACCAGAAACCATAAATGAAGCCTCGGGAGATAAAATACTATACGCTTTTGACTTAGATGATACATTAATTACATCTAACTCTAAAGTAATAATCAATCACCCTGATAAAGAGACACAACATTTAACACCTGCTGAGTATGCTATTTATGAACCTCAACCAGGAGATGATCCTGATTTTAGTGAATTTGCCAATTTAAAAGACCCAAAAGTAATTAAAGACAATTTTAACTTATTCTCACAAATCCTAAACAAATCATCAAAACTATCAGGAGCTAAAACTATTATTCTAACAGCAAGACAACCAGAAGTATCAACAGATGTAGAAGCATTTCTAGAAAAAAATAATCTACCTCAAATAACATTACATGCTGTAGGAAGTTCTGACCCAAATGAAAAACTAAAGGTAATAGAAGATTATATAGACCAAGGATTTAACAAAATAAGATTCTACGATGATTCCCCTAAAAATGTGAAATCAATAAAATCTATAAGCAGACCAGGAGTAGATGTTGTTTCTAAACTAGTTAAACACGGACCTTTAAGTGAAAGATTTTTAAATGAAGCAATTGTAGGTGATAAAATCGAATGCGATAAATGTGATTGGAGTTGGGATATAAAAGATGGAGGAGATGATTTATATGTGTGCCACAAATGTGGATATGATAATGAACCTTTAAATGAAGATATAAATTCTAACACATACCCATTCAAAATCACAAATAAGGAATATGATGATGAAGATGATT